AGATATGCAGGCATGCTTGAAGAAGCAGTCGAATCAGTTAAAGCTGACCTTACAGAAAAAGTTGATGATTACCTTTCATATGTTGTTGAACAATGGATGGAAGAAAACGAAATCGCAATCGAATCAGGTCTTCGTGCTGAATTGACAGAAGACTTCATCGGTGGTTTGCGTAATCTATTTGCAGAACACTACATTGATGTACCTGCAGAAAAAGTCGACCTCGTTGACGAACTTGCTGGTAAAGTTGAAGAACTCGAAAGCAAACTCAATGAAGAAATCGAGCGTGGCGTATCATATGCTAAGGCATTAGTTGAATCACGCAAGAATGAAATCGCTCGTGAAGTTACCGAAGGACTTCCTGCTACTCAAGCTGAAAAAATCAAATCACTCGCAGAGAGTGTAGAATTCTCCACAGAGGACGAATACAAATCAAAGCTTGATACTATCCGTGAAAACTACTTCCCTTCTGGTGCTAAAAAGGCAACAGAATCTCAACTAAACGAACAGTTTGAAGAAACAGAAGAAAAGAAAGTCATTCATGACCCATTCGTTGCTGCTGTGTCTCAAGCAATTTCTAAATCAAAATTTTAATTAGTAAACTCTAGGAGATAAAAAAATGTATTTGTCCGAATCATTACAAAAAAAATGGGAAGGCGTTCTAGACCACGCTGACCTCCCAAAAATTACCGACCCTTATAAGCGTGCGGTAACAGCAGTTGTTTTGGAAAACCAAGCAACTGAAATGCAAAAACAAGGTGGCGGAATGTTGCAAGAAACTGCACCTACCAACTCTGCTGGTGCAGGCGGTTACGGTGGTGGTGCTACTGCAACAGGTCCTGTTGCCGGTTTCGACCCAATCTTAATCAGTTTGGTTCGCCGTTCATTGCCTAACCTCATCGCTTATGATATTTGCGGTGTGCAACCAATGACAGGCCCAACAGGTTTGATTTTCGCAATGCGCTCAATGTATGACACTACACGTGCTCCATCATCTGGCGTAGAAGCATTCTTCAACGAAGCTAACACAGGATTCTCTGGTACTGGTACTGCTCAAACTGCATTGGCAGTTGGTGCTGCTGCCGCTAACACATTCGTTGCTAACGGTGCTCCAGTTCCAAGTGTTACTACTGCTGTTGGTGAAGATAATCCTTTCCGTGAAATGGGTTTCTCAATTGAGAAAGTTACCGTTACTGCTAACACCCGTGCGTTGAAAGCAGAATACTCAATCGAACTCGCACAAGACTTGAAAGCTGTTCACGGTCTTGACGCTGAAACCGAATTGAGCAACATTCTGTCTGCTGAGATTCTTGCAGAAATTAACCGTGAAGTTGTTCGTACAATCTACGCAACTGCTGTAACAGGCGCACAAATCGGTACTACTACGGCCGGTACTTTTGACCTTGACACCGATTCTAATGGTCGTTGGATGGTTGAAAAAGTTAAAGGTTTGGCCTTCCAAATTGAACGTGAAGCCAATGCGATTGCCAAAGCAACTCGTAGAGGTAAAGGTAATATCATGATTTGCTCTTCAGATGTTGCATCTGCATTGGCAATGGCTGGTATTCTCGATTACAACTCTGCATTGCAATCTCAAGTTAACTTGACTGTTGACGATACAGGTAACACCTTCGCAGGTACATTGTTTGGTCGTATCAAAGTGTATATTGATCCATATTTCGTTGCATCCGGTACTTCCGAGTTTGCAGTTGTTGGATACAAAGGCACTAATGCATATGACGCTGGTTTGTTCTACTGTCCATATGTTCCTTTACAAATGGTTCGTGCAGTTGACACAACTACCTTCCAACCAAAGATTGGTTTCAAGACCCGTTACGGTATGGTTGCAAACCCATTTGCACAAGGTACAACTCAAGGTTCTGGTGCTCTTCTCCAGAACGGTCAGTTGGCCAACAACTATTACAGAGCGTTCAAAGTTAAGAACATTATGTAATTCAAACCCCGTTAAGAGGGTACTTAAAAGAGGCACTTCGGTGCCTCTTTTTTTGTTTATAAATACCATTATGAGCGCAATATCAAGAAACCCAACAAATCCTAATATACTACAACCCAATAAATTCACATTGAATTTTTCAAGGGCACCTAGTGTACAATACTTCTGTCAATCAGTAAGTGTTCCTGGTATCGCATTATCAGAAGTTCCACAAAACAACCCATTCGTAGATGTTTATCTTCCTGGTGAGAAAGCCATCTATGATTTGTTGAATGTGACTTTTTTGATTGATGAAGAATTAAAAGCATGGAAAGAAATGCATGACTGGATTCGTGCAATGACATTCCCATTTGACTTTGCTGAATATCAAAGTCTAGGTCAATTGAATAGAGTTGCAGGTGGTATGGCAAAACCAAAACCACAATACTCTGATGCATCATTAACTGTATTGTCATCATCCAATACACCATACTACAGATTTAAATTTTACGATTGTTTCCCAACATCTGTATCACAATTCATATTAAGTGCAACCGATAGTCCTGATACCACAATGAGTGCCGATGCCACATTCAGGTACAGTTACTACGATATTGAAAAATTATTTTAATCAGGCTTGACATTTAAGTTCTGGTAGTATATCCTCTACAAATAGGAGGATTTATATTTTATGAAACAACTTGACGATTTATTGGAAATGTGGCGTGCCGACTCTGTTATTGATAGAACAGAACCTGGCAAAGCACTTATCAACATACCCCAACTCCACAGTAAGTATTTGAATATACTTTCAAGGCATCGTTTGCTTTCGAAAGAATCAGAATTCAAATACAACAAGATGAAGAAGTTGAAATGGGAATACTACACAGGTAAGTTAGACCAAGAACAACTTGATAAACACGGATGGGAACCATTTCCATTTGTACTCAAATCCGATATCACTACATACTTAGAGAGTGATGAAGATATTAATAAACACATTGCTCAAAAAGTATTACATGATGAGATTGTGGAAGTATGTTCAAGTATATTAAAAGAATTACACAGCAGAACTTTCCAATTGAGGTCATTCATAGATTTTGAAAAATTTATTAGTGGTGTCTGATTTAATTCTACATAAAAAAGATGAAGCATATATTCAGTTTGAGTGTGACCGAAATGTTGCACAAGAACTGAGTGATTTCTTTTGCTTTTTTGTTCCTGGTTTTCAATTCACACCTGCATACAAATCAAGAATGTGGGATGGTCGCATACGTTTGGCTGACCTAAGAAACTTTACCATCTATCACGGTCTTGTTCCTTATATTGAAACATTTTGTAAAGAACGGAATTATACATTAGAAATTGATTCTGATGTTAATTCTACAGAAAACTATTCTGTTGTTGAGGCAGAACAATTCATCTCAACATTAAACATTCCACTTGAAGTAAGAGACTATCAGTTAAAGTCATTCGTACATGCAGTTCGTAACAAACGAATTCTCCTACTGTCTCCTACTGCGTCTGGTAAGTCTTTAATTATATACTTGATACTAAGACACTTACAACTAGAAAACAAAAAAGGCCTGTTGATTGTGCCTACTACATCTTTAGTTGAACAGATGTATAAAGATTTTGCAGACTATGGTTACGATTCAGACCAATACTGCCATCGCCAATATTCTGGTAAAGAAAAACACACAAACAAATTTATCACCATAACAACTTGGCAATCAATCTACAAAAACGACAAAGAGTATTTTGAACAATTCGAATTTGTTTTTGGTGATGAAGCACACCAATTCAAAGCCAAATCGTTGACAACTATTCTCACAGGTTGTTCTAATGCAAGTTATCGTATTGGTACAACAGGTACACTTGATGGTACACAAACACATAAACTTGTACTTGAAGGTTTATTTGGTCCAGTTTACAAGGCAACATCTACTGCTGAGTTAATGGAAAAAGGACAACTTGCTGCATTTAAAATTAAATGTTTGATTCTGAAATATGACGAACCAATTTGCAAACAAGCCAGAGATTGGGACTATCAATCCGAAATAGACTACATAGTTAAAAGCAAACCAAGAAATGAGTTTATCAAAAACTTGGTGTTGTCACTCAAAGGTAATACACTTGTGTTATTTCAATTTGTTGAAAAACACGGCAAGGAGTTACATGCACTTATTAAAGAACATGCAAAAAATAGGCATGTATTCTTTGTCTTTGGTGGCACCGATGTTGAGATTCGGGAATCAGTTCGTTCAATTACTGAAAAAGAAAAAGACGCTATTATTGTGGCTTCTTATGGTACCTTTTCTACTGGCATTAACATTAGGAATTTACACAATATTGTTTTTGCTTCTCCTTCAAAGTCTCGCATAAGAAATCTACAATCGATAGGAAGAGGATTACGATTGGGTGATAACAAAGAAGAAGCAACTCTATTTGATATCTCAGATGATTTTAGAATAGGCAAATATACCAATTACAGCTTGCACCATTTCGTGGAAAGAGTTAGAATATACGATGATGAAAAATTTAATTACAAGTTCTACAATATCAACCTTAAAAATGACTGATATAATTCAAGGCATTAAAATAATTCGACTGCAAAGCGGAGAAGATATTATTGCAGGCCTAACACATGATGATGAATCTGAAATGATGATGCTTGATAATCCAATGCATCTTATTTTTAAGAGAACATCTCAAGGTACAGTAATGATGATGTTGCCTTGGTTACCAATTGAGTTGATTAAAGATAATACTGCAACAATTTATTCTTCTAATGTATTGACGATTGTAGATCCAAAAGATGCTCTTGTTGAATATTACGGTAACATGATTAATACAGAACAATTGAAACAGATGCGTGATGACACTATAGTGAATAATCTAAAAGAAGCTTTAGATGATAGTGATGACGATGAAGAAGACGATAACGAGGAATCATTAACTAAAGAAGAAGCGATGGAAATCATTCATCGTAGAAAATCTAATAGGTTACATTAATTATTAATTTCAAACGGAACACCGACAGTATACGACATGTCAAGCCGTTTGTCAACAGCTAAAGAAGGCAAATATGAGTGAGAAGAAACCAAAACATTATGTGAACAACGCCGATTTTCTAGAGGCGTTAACACAATACAAAAATAATTGTGCTCAAGCAAAAGAGAATGGCAAAGAGGACCCACAGATTCCAAACTACATTGGAGAGTGTTTTCTGAAGATTGCAGAACACCTGTCTCGCAAACCTAACTTCTTTTCTTATTCTTTCCGTGATGAAATGATATCAGATGGTATTGAAAACTGTCTAATGTATTTCCGCAACTTTGATGAAACTAAATCAAAGAATCCATTTGCATATTTTACCCAAATCATTTACTTTGCCTTTCTACGCCGTATTATGAAAGAGAAGAAACAACTCTATGTCAAATATAAGGCAACAGAACAGTTTGGTATACTTGATGAACATGAGATGTATGAAGACTCAGACGGCAATATGAAACAGTTTGTTTTGTATGACAACATTTCCGAATTCATTCAAACCTTTGAAGAAAATAAAAAGAAGAAGAAAGAAGGCAAGACAAAAGGTGTAGAAAAGTTTATTGAAGAATTGCCTGAAGTTCCATTGACAAATACTTAAATTTGTGTTACGATGTAGATTATGAAAATTTGTATTCTAGGTGATACGCATTTCGGTATGCGTGGTGATTCGTTAGAGTTTCACCGTTATTATAAAAAATTCTATGACGAAGTATTTTTCCCGTATCTAATCAAAAATAAGATTGATACGGTTTTTCAGCTTGGTGATTTGTTTGACCGCAGAAAGTTTATCAACTTCAATTCACTATATCTGTGCCGTAAATATTTCTTCAACAAACTCCGTGACAACAATATTTCACTTCACACATTACTTGGTAATCATGATGTGGCCTTTAAGAATACACTTGAAGTAAATTCTACCTCTTTATTATTGCAAGAATATGAAAACATTAAAATCTATGATGAGTTTGATTCGGTATCATTTGATGGTGTGGGAATTGATATTGTACCTTGGCTTTGCTCTGAGAATCAAGAAGAAATCTTTACGCAAATAAAAAATAGCACATATCAAATTTGTTTTGGACATTTTGAGATTGATGGGTTTGAAATGGATCGTGGTAATGTTTGCAACGGTGGTATTGACAAACAACCTTTAAACAAGTATGATATCGTATTGACTGGACATTTTCATCATAAATCAAATGATGGACATATCTACTATGTTGGCACACCAGGTGAAATGACTTGGGCTGACTATAACGATGCAAGAGGTTTTCATATCTTTGATACGAACACCCGTGAACTTGAATTCATACAGAATCCATATCGCATGTTTCATAAGTTATCTTACGATGACGGTGAACAAGATTTTGAATTTTGGAAAACATATGATTACAATTCGTTAAAAGAAACATATGTAAAGGTAATTGTTGTTAATAAACAAAACCCTTACTTGTTTGATAGTGTAATTGATAACCTGTATAAGGCAGGTGTGTCAGACATTTCTATTGTTGAAGATTTTACTGATACAGTAATTGAGAACGACCAAGAACTGATTGACCAAGCAGAAGATACAATGACAATCTTGTCCAAGTATATTGATAATTTGACTTTGAATGTTGAGAGTGAGAAACTAAAAACTCTAATGAGAGAACTCTACATTGAGGCATTGAATACAGAAACTACTGAATGATAACCTTTCGTTATGTCCGTTGGAAGAATCTACTTTCAACTGGTAATTATTTCACAGAAATAAAACTAAA